CCTGTTAAGGTCGCTGGCCTGCTCACTCAGCTTCCTGTCCATAATCAGCTGTAAGTCTTCCGCCTCGCGCTTCTGCCTTTCCATTTCAAACTTTGCGCCAACCTGCGCCGTTTGCTGTATAACGCGGCCAAGGCCAGCCATTGCCTGACCTGGGGCAGCAAGAGCCTGTGCGCTTGCCCTTGGAGAAAGCTGGCCGGTTGCCATTTGAACAGATGGGCCAAGCCCTTGATTATAAAGAGGAATCTTTGGCATTAACCCATTCCTGTCGTAATTCTGCGGTTTAGTTCGTAGGTTGACACGGCCCCACCAAGCAAAGAAGAATAGGCATTTATTCTCTGTGCGGATGCACCGGCCCTGCCTTGCAGTCTTGTCAAATCTATTTCTGCCTGCTTTGCGGTTTGCTCAATGGTGGATGCGTATTGCAGCATTGCCACATCCTTCTCCAAAGAAAAGTATGTGTCAGCCATTGCCTGCAATGGGCTGCCTGACATTTCAATGCCAGATGCAGCTGTCGCAACACGTTGGGTAGAAGCAAGCCTTTTTGCGCGCTCTCTAAGATTTGCCTCTTGTGCAGTCTTTGCGCGTTGCAGCAAAACAGCTTCTTCGGCAGCAATGCGCGCATTATACTCAGCTGCTTCTTCAGCCGCACGAGCCGCCTTTTGCTGGCCCGCGAAACCAACTATAGTGCCTATTGCAGAAAGTGCAGTCAAAAAACTCATTAGCTTACCCTTGTATACCCATAATAATCCAAATAGCTCTAAGCATCAAATGTGTTGCTCCTGCGCATGATTGCCAAAACAGTCATAGGCAAGGGCTGTGTCTGCCTGACAACGGCCCGTGCATCCGTCTCATAGCTAGATGGAAAAAATATTTCCTTGTCCCCGTCAAACATAGGAACCGCAGTGTCCATTGCCATGCTGCTGTCACGGAATGGGATGCGGTCAAGATTGCTGGTGTCTGGCCCAACCTCTGCGCCAACAGTGTCAATGAAGCGCACAGTTACGCCGTGGATGCGCTTAATCTTGCCCTGTGACACACCATCGTCTGCCCCAGCTTCAATACGCAAGGTTTCAACAAGGGATGTGTAAGAGTAGCCAACATGCACAGTAGATGCGTTCCGGTCTAGCGTTACGCTGCCGCCGCTTACTGCCTTGTCTGCGTGGGCCGAGCCATCTGCCAAAATCTGCACAGTCTCACCCTCAAGGTGGTTGAGGCCGCTAATTGTGTCGGTTGCGGTGCTGTCGTATGTGAGCCCGGAGTCCACATAAAAAGCATCTGAAACATCTGTGCCAAAATAAACTGGCTTCATATACACAATATGACGGACAGTCGCGCTGTTGATGGTGCGCTTCACAGACAAATACACTTGGTCTTCTGCACCGCTGGGGATTGCTGTAATGCTCTCAACAGTGCCAGTGCCGCCCAGGGGATGCTGGTGCCAGCCAATCGTATTGTTTGCAGGGTCGTATGACAGGCCAACAAGGGTGCCATCAGAGCGCACAAACCAAAGAACAAGCTCTGGCTCCTGCTGCCAAACCATGTCGGTCAAGCCGCCACGAGCCAAATGCTCCGCCAGAATAGTCAGGTCACGGCCAACAAGCCCATCCGTGTCCAAGTCAAAGGTAATTTCCTTTACCTTCTCTTGCCCCTTCTGAATCAGGATGGTGCTGGCCCCAGCCCGCAACGGACGCACATCAGATGAACCGAATGTGGTTTCGCGCAGCACACTAACATTTGTCGGCGTTACAGGCCCAGTTGTGCCGCCAGACAAAGTAAACTCTGAACTGGTCGTCAGGACCTGCAAGAAGCGGCCCGGAATCATGTGCTTGATGACATTCACTTGGTCGGATGCAATCGTAATGTTGATTGCGCTGTCATCCAGTGTGCCGGGGGTCATGTTTTCAAAGTCGGCGGTTACTGAACCAAAAATGGTTTGTGGCTGGCCCGGTGTCCCAGCAAAGTAAAGACGCTCCTCATAAAACGCCACAGCGCGTGGAAAGCCTTGGTCTCCGTCAAAAGCACCTAGTGACCATCTTGTATTAGCATTGGCTAAACCAACAACACTGTCTGGCAGTCTTGAGTTACCATATTGGTCTTCACCCACTGATGCTGTTACGACTGTTGCACTTGTGAAAGCGGTTATCCTTACATTACCATCTGCATCATGTAAATATTCCCAATCAATATTACCATAGGTTTCTGTGCCGGAAAGATGAACAGGGGCAGTGTTGCCAGATGTTTCGGTGCTGCCAGTAACCTGCTTATAGACATGGCCGTTAAAACGCACTGTGGCGTTGTTAGCGTAGCTTGTGCTGGCGGCCCATTCGTCATGCTCAATCTCAAGGATTTCACGGAAGCGAATATAACGACCCACATCGTCACTGCTAAATACATCCGCAGAAGCCGTAATAGTTATGCCAGTGCCAGTTGCGGCAGAAGCATACATAGTTGTGCTAGTTGTATTTTCGTCCAGCCAAGGCCCGTCAATGAAATCAATGTCGGTCAGCGTAAAGCTGGTGGCTGTAGTGCGGGTCAGCTTTGCGGGCTCGTGGTCTTTATGCGCCAGGTAAAGCACATCAGCAGATTGGACATGATTGATTTCAAATATGTCATCTACGCTATATGTGGTGGTTACTTCGACAATTTTACCAACAGTGCCACCAGAAACAAAAGCAGAAAAACCAGAACCATCCACACCGCTAAGTTCAAAGGTGTTAGTAGTAACATTGGCTACAGTAAACTCCCTGTTGTTAATCTCTGTCATGCCGGTTACGCCGGTAATATATACCCGGTCGCCGTTTGAGTAACCATGCGATGTAGCGGTAATAACAACCGGGTTTGCCGCAGTTGCCCCGGTGATGGACTTTGTTGCCTCGGTCAGAATACCGCCATCTTTGAAGAAACGAATGTAGTTTGCGCCAAACTCCAGCACATACGCTTGCTCATCGCTGTATTCAAAGTTAATCAGACGAACCTTGCCACCATCTTTTGATGAACCAGCATAGTATGTGCCTGGTCTGCGCGTAACACCGCCCTGGGGAAAGGCCAGCATATTCTGTAGCGTCTGCGCCCCAGAGTTATACTTTTGCAAATCAATGCGGCCCTCAAGGCGCGGTGAGAGTTCACCAGCTTGGAAGTTGGTAATGATGGTGGAAACGCGGGCCATCTTAGAACCTTACATTAATGAAGTCGTCTGCGAGTAGCTTGTCTGGTGTTCCCTCCATTGCATCAATGGAACGAGCCTCACGCAAGCGGGACTCATACAGCTGGAACATTTGTTGGGCAACACCATTGCTGCCTGTCAAGGCATAGGCTGTTTCTGCGGCCAAGCGATGCGCCACAGTGCTGCTGAGAAGGGAATCATACTGCTCTGTGTCAGTGACGCGGCCAATATAGGTAATCTTACAGGTGCTTTCGTTTGACAGGATTTTGCGGCCTTCAATCTTATACATAAGCCGGGTGTCATACGCAGCAATCTCGCTGTCCACCTGGTCGTCAAAGAAGGACAGAACCCGCAAGCAATAAGGATTGTTTGGCAGGGTGTATTGGTAACTAAACCCAAATGCCGGTGTGTCAGCGTCTTGTGCAATGGACTTTCTGGTAATTGCCACATTCCAAGGGTGCGCTCGGAGAACAGCGTCACGCACAGTAGAAAAACGCCGATTGCAAATCCGCGCTTCTTTTGAGTTCTCACTTAGTGCTGTAATGGTTCCTGCGCCAAGCAAGTCCATAGCTTCGTTACAAATGTCAACAACGGATGGCATCGGTCATAAGCCTCTCTATTTCTACCAGTGCGCCCTGACTTAAATTGCTATCGCCGCCAGAGACAACCTTCCCTTTCCTTTTTGCTTCCCTAACAAGTTTTTTTACACGCTTTGTAGGTAATATTACCACAGATTCGTTACTAATCATAAAGGCCCAAAAGTCTGCTTCTGTCGTAGCAATGCCAGATGGTTTGCCTCTACAAAAAAACTCCACAAACACTTTGCCAGTTTGTGAAGCCCTAAAATCTCTTTTCACCTCTATAGTTTTGTCGGTCAATAATTCACCAAGTCGCTTTTCGCTTACCTGTCCTACCTTTAGGTCATACCTAAAATCACCATTGTATTCCACGCCGTTTCCCCCCGGCAGGAGAAGGAAGGGGCGACCTTTCAGGGGCCGCCCCACCCAAATTAGTTCACCACATACTCAATGATGAAAGCCATGTCACCACCGGTGCCACCAGTTGCGGAGAAAGTTGCCGCAACATAGTAGAATCCACCGGGGTCTGAGGACTGACCTGCCAGTTCCCAAACCTGCTGACCAGTGGTGTTGATGTTGGCGGCCTCATAGCGGAGTTCCGTCAGACCTGCTGCGTCAGCAACATCAGTAGCCAGCGCATCTTCATCAACAACCACGCCTCCGTCAGTGTAGAAGCCGACATTAAAGGTGCATGTGCCACCCAGGTTGTCGGAACCAACACGGACAGAAGTCAGGGTCGCGTGGGTTGGAATCGGTGCAAGCATTACAATGTCGTCATCGGTGCTGTCACCAGCAGCCAGTGCAACATTGCCCTGTGCAATACGCTTTACGCCACCAAGCTCTTGAGCGTTGTTAGCGACCTGCGGGAGAGCCTCAAGATTAGCAATGAGGTCAGAGTTTTTCGTTGTCATCTTTTAGCTCCTCTTAGTCAGGGGTTTCGTCACAGAAGATTTGAACAACCTTGGCTTCTTCCATGCGCACCGCACCGATGCTCATGCAGTAGTAAACCTGGGTTGCATAACCCTTGTCGGCGCGCTCATCAATACGAGCATTGATGTCCTTGCCAATACCAAGGGTCAAACCATCTTCGGCCCAAGCAAAACACTTGCGGATGTCATTGGAATCAATGGACAGTCGGTTGGTCATAATGAAGTTGAAGCCCATGAAGGTGTCAACATCGCCCTGAACCAGTGCTTTGATGGTGTTGAAGTCGCTGCTGGTCACTTCAGTAGTGCCGAGCAGGTCTTCAATTTGCTTGGGGCCAACCGCGATGTAACGATTGATGGACGGGTCAACATCCAGCAAGTCCATCTTGCGCTTGGCTTCACGCAGCTTTGCAATGGTCAGGCCATCGTTGGATGAAGCTGAACCAACAGAGTTGGCGGTTGCATCCAGTGATGCGCTGCCTGAACCAGTCTCGCCGGTGCTTGCAGTGCCGGTAGCGGCAGTGATGATGACATCATCCATTGCACGACCCATAGCAGCAGCAGCTGCACGAGCGTAGGATGAGGTCGGGTCAATCAGCATACGGACTTTATCCTGGTCATCAATCAGGTCAGCATACTCGTAGTCAGCCAAAGACAGGCGGCGGCGAGCATGAGGAGTGTCCATCTGCGGGGTGTCGGCATGGCGGCTGGTGCGAAGGGCAGCAGTCGCAGCACCGATTTGGTCGATGAAAGCATTTTTGCCAACAACATTCTCAACGCGCACTGCATCACGCAGACGGGAACCCATCTGCTGTGAAAGCATCTGCACATTTGCAGAATACTGCTGAACAAATGCTGTGGTCACTTGCGTAGACATAAGCCTAACTCCTTGTTTTCACAGTTACATTTGGTTCATTGTCAGTGCGCTACCCTTTCGGACGCTCCTCGCCTTTTTGGCCTGCGTCTGGCCACCGTCTTTCCGGTCGTCTGCGGGACGAGTTGCCTCGCTACCCCTAGTAACCCATTCCCAATACCTGTCGGCTAGTCGGGCTGGGTCAAGAACATCGCGTTGAGTTCCAAACTCTAACGCAATCCTCAAACAATCCATCCGGGCATGGACTCTTTCAAGTTCATCCATGAACCATGCCCATCAATTCTGACACCCGGTCAATGGCGGTTTGCCTGCCAGGTGCTTTTGCATCCCAATAAGGGTGCGTCTTGTCGTTCATAATGGCATCAATCTCGGCTTGTGCCTCCTTTGGTGTCATAGCACGGCTAGAAGGACTGTCAGAGATTGTGTCTTCACTGGTTACACTATGCCGGAAATCCGCCATGTTTGCAAATGCTTTGATGAAATCGGGGTGGTTGCCAACCATCGTGCCATCTGCCAATTTCATTTCCAAAATTTCAGGCGTTGCAAAGTCTTGCACCACAGTTTTAGCCGCAGAGAGTTTTTGCTCAAACGCTTGCCCCCATTCCTTACGGAGTTCCGTTTCAACCTGTTCGCGGGCAAATTGTGCATTTTGCTCCGCCGCTTCCGCACCCTGTTGGGACAAGCTTTTATAGTATTCCAAAACACCATTCGCTTGTTCCGGCGAGAGCCGGAGTTTGTGCGCAACATCGGCGTAAGATTTGGCGGCATCTTCTGTAATCACATTCCCATCAACAGCTATTTCATAACCATCGGGCGTTTCCGGTCGC